CTGTTCTTTCATCCTTATTCTTATTTTTCAACAAGTTTATTACTAAATTCAAAGAATCCAACTGTTGTTGACCAATTATAATGTTCAAGTCGTTCAACTTTGTTGTAAAATAGTATGGAATTTCCTGCTCTACAATCGATGTAATAGATTTTCCATCTAATTTTTTAAGAAATACTGCTAATCTAAAATAGGCCAATTTCAACAATTTGTGTTTACTTTCGTTATACTGAAAATTCTTGCAAATGATATACCTGTCAAATGACGTAACGTTGCTTGTATTTGGTTTCAAAACGTACGTTTTCTCAAATAAGGACGATAATGTAAACAATACGTCAACAACTGGTTTGTGAAAAACATGGTTAATTTTTATAATGCAGCACCCACGAACCGCCTGGTTTCGCAATATAACCATCATGCTTTCAATCAGCGAATACATATACGCATTTAAATTCGCGGTTTTTGTTTCCAGAAATAAAAAGTGAAACTTGCCATCTCCAATAGACTTAATGGTGTCGTCGTTTATTTCGTCATAATATTGTATTTCATCGCTATAGCTTTCGCGAAGCATTTCGAAACACTCAATTGTATCGCTATGGTTACGTGTTACGTGGAGGGTTTTAATCGGTTCTGCTCTGTACGAATCCAGCACGTTTAAGGTCGTGACCACTTCAAGAAAATCATAGAACAAATTTGAACTTGGTTTCAGTTTACTAACAGAGTAATTAGATCCGGGCACTTTGGAAAAAATGTATTCATATGGGTTTACAAGCCGCGCGAGTTCGGCATGCATGTTGCACGACGGGTCATGTTCCTCTCTACAAATACCGGCAATCTTTTGATTTATATCAGCGTAATAATTATATAGGCTATGTGATAGGTATAGAAGGGTCTCGTTGTCGCTGCTATCTCTTGGACATACTTCAATATTATTGTGAATTTTTGGTAATATATAATAACTCATAGGTTTATTATTATATAATAGGCAATTTATTTAAGTTCGTTATTCGATATTATACTTAAGCGTCTTCGTCGTCGTCATCGTCATCGTCATCGTCGCTTTCAATAACAAGAGCCTTTTTTGCTATCTTTACGCTTGGAGCCTTTGCCTTCTTCTCCTTGGGTTCCTTCGCTTTTGATACCTTTGCCTTTGATACAACCTGAGGTGCATCATCAATTGCATCTGTTGCTGCAACAAGCAGTAATTTTTTACTCAGCTTGCGAACCTTGGGTTTAATTGCAGCAACCTCTTCTACTGCAACCTCTTGGGCGTGTGTTGTCTCAACTGCGTTTCTTGATGCCGCAGTGTCAGCATATTCACCAAGTTCAAGTTCCACATCATCTACGTTAACCGTTCTAATCTTTTTATACACGAAATATCTGTTTAAGAATGAGATTTTCTTTTCATAGCCGCTCATAGAGGACGCCTTCTCATAGTCCTTTGCCTTGAATTTATTCTTGGCGATTTCATCCATCATATATAAGAATAGTTCGCTGAAAAGCCCAGACCCATCTGGTAGGCCCATATCCTTGGCCTCATCACGAGATACCAATTCAAATCCATAGGCGCTCATCACGCGGTTCAGATAGTCAAAGTTCACCAAGTATTCAGACACAGTTTGGTTAATCGATTCCTGGTACACATCAATTCTATAGCCAATAGAACTGGAGTTGTCCTCAAACGTGTCCGCTCCGTATCCTCGAGTAACCTCCCAGATCTTTTTACCGTCTTCAATAATTTTAACGCTGTCCCCGGGCGCGGTTTTACGAAGCTCATTGAATACCAATTTACCGTCGTAAGCGGTTCCAATGAAATATCCATTTTGTTTTGTGCATTCTGCAATATTTTTCATGAACCCCTTCAGGGTGTCCGGGTCTTCGAAGAAGTAATGAATCGCAAATTGGCAAGACGACACATTAAAGCCATCTACTCCCTTGCCGTATTGTCGAGCGACCCCCTTGCCAATTTTGTCGGCATCCTTGGGGCCGCGACCAAATACAGCCGCAGTAATTTGTTTTGCGCGGTCACTCAACATGGCGCTCCCGTCCTTAATATTATAGGCACTGTTTCCGTTGACGAATAGCGCATAGGGCACATGCTTGTTGGTCTTTTTAGATTTCAAGAATCGTGCACAAGCTCCATCCAGACGATTTTCCAGATTATCCTTTGATATGTCAACGCCGAACACAAATGACAACTTCGCATTAATCCACTTCGGCAAGTCGCCGGCTTTACCGCATGCAAAGTCAACCAATGTATCCCCCTGCTTTGATGCGCATACAATAAGCATTTTCTTAACGTATAGATTATGAAAGTTCTTCATGGCCTCGGTCTTGAATTTGCCGGCAGATGCGTTGTAATATACATCCTCGCTTACGCTAATATTCGGAATGTTTAATCCGGTCGATAACATGTACTCATCAATTCTTCCGCTGGGGTGAATTGATTTCCAGTTCTCATTGCATACCTTATAGGCATTACCATATTCCTTCTCACCACGCCGCAACTTTGCGGTCTTATCGTGGCGGACTCTTAGCGGGATCCATCGCCAGCCCTCTTCCTTGTCAAGGTCATATCTAAACTCCACAATGGTATTGTCTTCAAACACGTCATTTTCCTCGGAGAACATTTTCTTGCCGCCTGCACCGTCCATGCGCAACATTATGTTACACAATCCGGCGTTTGCATCATACGGTTCCGTAGGATAAAATCGCATGGGGACGTAGTCGTTGTCTTGTCGGTCTTCAAATCGGGTACCGGCCTCTGGCAGCTTGTCGTCAATCACGTCTTGGCATGGATTGATGAACCCGTCCTTTGACTCTTTAAATCCGCATCGCAACTCTATCATTTTATACTCTTGGTACTGAACCGCGCTGGTTGTGTTTGTGCCGTCTTCATATAATGGCTTGATTACGTCGTCGCCGTTGGGGTTTTTGACCGTGGTAATTAAGAAGTCAATCGTGTTGTATTGTGGTGGCTTCCACTTGAAGGATTGTTCCCACGTTATCTTGGTCTTTGGGCCGGCCTTGCCGACCTCATCGGTTCCTACACCATAGTAGGCATGCGTAAATATGAGTCCATCCGTTGTGTATTCAAACCGGCCCTCGCGCTCCTTTTGTAAAATCGTGTCGCATCCGTCAAATATGGTTTGCTTTTCGCTCATTGGAAAGAACTCCTTTACTGAGAATCGGATGGGCGAATTCTGGTCGCGGTCTTGACCCATTTTAGTGACCGGATTTTTCGCGTCGTATTTCACGTTTATGATGGATACCGCGTTCAAATGTTGTTCAACATATTTCAGTATTTGGTATCGTGACTTATAAATGTCTTTTTCGCCGGGAGCCAACATGAATGTGTATGCTCGCACGTCTTGGTTTTTAATATAATAAATGTCAAACGCCGCATACAAGTTGATGAATTTCCCGTTTTTATCGTGCATAATCAATTCACCGTCCAATATGGCATTAAAGCATTCTTGGTTAGCCGTCTTTGCGCCGGTAAATATAATATCCATATTTGTATTGATGAGGTAAATCTTGCCTTCATTGGAAATAAACATCAGATGTCTGTCTCCGTCTGCCTTCTCTGTCACTACAAAGCCCTTGCGTATATTCACCTCGGTCGTGTTCTCGTCAAATGGCGCAATATTTTTAAGCTGCAAAGTAATTGAGTTTGGACCAATGAAATTTTTACTGGAAATGAAGCGGTTTTGTTCATGTTCCTCTTTCCAGATCATTTTCATGTAAGAATCGGTGACGGCCTTTTGCTCTGGGTAAGAAACCGGATAGTTTGTTCCCTGGAGACCACTGAGGACGTACTTGATTACCTTTCTTAACGAATCAACAATGATCTTGGGGTTATTAAACTTTGTCATGGGTCCAATCTTTTTGTTATTGATCTCAATTTCAATTTCAAACACCTCTGGATTATTGAAGATATTCGATTCTTCCAGGGTGTAGACGCGGATCATAGGTCCACGATTTTCGCGACCGTATTTATCTGGCGACCGATTTCCAAACTTTGTTATGCTAACGTCAACAATAAACGGGTGGTCTGGGTGCTCAAAGGAAACGCGGTTAATAAAACGGAACTCCTTCTTTGATTTGCGCCAATTATCGATTATAAATGTTTTAAGACCCGCCTTTATTTTTTCCTCTGTTTGGTAGGCAACTCTAAAATTAAAGTCATCAAAGTCGACCGGGTATATTTTTTCCTTGTTAATGAACCCGGGTTTCTTGTTTATAAAGTCAATGGAAACCGGATTAGAATTGTAGAGAGATTTCAGGTCGTTTGTTTTACAAAATTCTTGGATAACGTGCAACCCCTTAATCTCCGTTCTAATATCGGACAACTTAAATCTGCCGGTTGTGCTATCCAGAAACTCACAATTTACGCGCAGGTAGTACTCGCCGTTGCTATCGCCAACCAAATTAAACCCTGACGATTTCAGCTTCTTGATTACATTGTCGTAGTCGTTGCGAGACAAACTTTTGACGCCCTTTGTTCCAAACCTTACTTCCAATTCGTTGTTGAGAGCGGGGTTGTAGCTATATGGGTTAATGTTGTAATATTGCTTGATTAGATCGTCAAACCGTTCTTGGGGCGTCTTCCGCGTGTTGGGCATTTCCTTAATTTCCTCTTCGCTCACTTCACCCTCTTCGCGTCCTTCACGAAAGATTTCAACGGGGGCCACCTGTGGCGACTGTGGCTGTTGCTGTGGCGGCGGTTCTGTAGGCGATTGTGGTTGATTTTCTATATTAACAGGTTTAGGCGGCGTTTCTACTGGCGAACGTGGACGTAGGTCCCTGCTGGATTCTGACGAATCAGGGTCCTTGCTGGGAGGCTTAGGCTTAGATATAGACGAACTGGTATTGCTTTCGCGGGCTTTAGTCTCCTTTGAAGCGCGCGGAAATACATCTCTTATTTCATCAATGCTTTTAACTAATGTATTTAAACCCGGCTCGCCCATCGACTCAAGTTTATCCTCTAAATTAGCGACTACCGATTTATTTGCAGAACTCATTGTTATATTATACAAAGACATATTTTTAAATTGTTGTTCATTTTTTTTTATATTTCACTCTAAAAATATTGAACGATGGATTCGTATAAATCATTCTTGCTTTTATTCTTTCCAGTTTCCTTTTTGGTTATCGCGATATCCAGTTTGCCACATATATCAATGAGGTCCTGGAGTTTGTATGCTGATGCGGCCCGAATAGGTTTATCGACCACTTCTAATTTATAAAGGGTATTTCTAATGACATCAAGAACATCCGCGGTTGACAGTTCAAACCCATATTTTTTGTGATATTTGTTGGCCGAGGAGGATTGTATTTCGCGTACAATATAAGTCACCCCGGAGTCATTCATCAGCGACTCGTAATACGTCTTGTTACTAACATATACAACATTTATATTTTCAATTGCACAGAGGGTAAGGAATGTTTTTAGGTTTAGGTTGTCGTCATTCGCTAAATTGCTCTCAAGATTGGTAATGGTGTCAAACTTGTACATTTTAACAATATCCTTATTTTTTCTGATTACAGAAACCAGGTCGATTTTTTGTTGTTTTGCCACAAGCGAATTCTTATTATTGAGCGTTTCATAACTTGCGTCGCCGTTTTTAAGAATATAGAAGCACCAAAAAAGGCTGTCTTGCTGTGCCGGAATAAATAGCGCGGGCTGGGGGGCAACCTTCTGAACGATGCGGGTTTTTTCGGCCTTGACTTGCTGTGATGATAGTTTCATCTTTAGCAGTTTATCAACATGACCTTCATCTAAAATATAATCTTGTAATTCATCTAATACATCATTATATGCTAACATATTTACTTGCCTGCTATTATTTTGTGATTATCTTTAATATCTTTTGAGAAATATGTATTTCGGTAGTCGTCCTTTTGCTTTTCAATTGAATTCAATGTGATCTCTTGTGTTGTTACGTACTTGATATATATCAATAGTTCATCAAGAATCTCCTTGCTGAGTTCTGTTAGATTAATATGCACCCCATATTTATTTTCATTTAGAGTTACATCATTGTGTCTATTGAGTATTCTGAGGACCTCAATCTGGTTGAACTTGTTCATGTTCTCAATTGTTTCGCGGATATAGTTAAGCTCGCTAACTGAAAAATTATTTACGCTGTTTGTTGAAAGAATCGCCTCCATTTACTTGAATATATGACGTTGCTTTTAAACCTTTTTTCGTTTCAAATAGCGTTATTGTGTAGTATAACGATGCGTTATTGTGCAACGTGTGTTTTAACTGCATGTTTAGTTAGATATTGCCAAATAAATATAAAATTGAATATTTTTATACTAACAATCCATTGCATTAAAGAACAAATGAGTAAAATCAGAGTAGTATATGACTCGTCGCTTATGCGATGGTTGCAGCTGGATGGATTGGTATTGTATCCATTCATATTGATATCCACATCAAAAGAAGATACCTTACCGTCAACATTAAAACACGAGATTACACACGTACGACAAATCGAACGAGATGGGTGTTGCAATTTCTACTGCAATTACTGCATATACATGTGTAACGATTGTTACGCAAATAACAAATACGAACAAGAGGCGTACTCAACCGAAAGTACGGCCCTTACCCAAGCTGATCTGGAATTATTAAATCTACCACCAACTTTTGCGAAAACAGATAAAGAATTGCGAAAACAGATAAAGCATTCTGGTGGTGTGAAACGCGAATTAGGCAATTAATGTCATTTATTAACTTAAAGGTTTAAATGTTCAGTAAATATAATGGAGGATGGAATTGATCGCGGTATGATGGACGCGCACCAAGACTACGCATGTATGCTGCAAAATAAACGGATATTTGTGCACATATCGCAAGAAAAGTATATATTAACGGAGGACGTAAAAAAGGCGCAGGAATTTGCAATAAAAAACAAATGTACAGTTAAAATTTATACAATGGATAAAACAACCGGGTGCTATAAATTGGCCGATGAATGTTTACATGGTTAAGGCTAAGGCTCAATAACAAGTCTCGGTTTAGCTTGTGGTTTGGGGCGTGGCACCTCCTTGTCCCGGACAAGCTCGCCAATAATGGAAATGTATTTGTCATTTAGTTCAAATCGCTGGCCAATAACCTTGACATTCAGTTTGTCTCCCTCTTTAATTTCGTTAAACTGAGACGACGAATAATGGTGATCCTTTGCGATGAATACGATAATGGGCGATGGCACTTCATTTGCACTTTCGCAGCGGATTCCGGCCTTTGTAATATTTTTAGCGACGCAGGGAATGAGCATGCCTTCCACTGGGAAACAAACGTCGCACTCAAACACAGTTTCAAACATGATACAATTTCCGCGCTCAATAGTCCCGCTTGAATGTGTAATGATTTGTGACGAATTCGGTTTAATGTACCCTTCTACAACACACTTGCCTTCAAAATTCGTTTTGATGTTTTCTTCAATATTTTCCTTTAAATTCTTACTGATAGCGGTAATCGGCAAGACGAATTTTCTTGTAAGTAAACACCTGGAGTAAACAGACTGCATTCTGTTATCTCTCCTTCGTTTTTGTTGAGCAGGCCTCGCGACGGGTTCCATTATACTCTATATACATATTATCTTTTAATTAATATTTCATTCAATTTTATTTCATTTATTTCCTTTTTATTCCCTTTATTTCCTTTATTTACTTTTTCTTTCAACTATATTTACAAATTAAATATAGTTGTAAATATAGTTGTAAATATAGTTGAAATATTTCGACTCAAACCCCCCATTTATACGAAAACAGTGTACAGTTTATGTATTAGCGCCATTTCGGGGGTAAGAAACCATTTCTTGCCGTCCTTTTGAATCGAATTGAAATACCGGAGAATAAACTCTTGCATAACACACAGCTCCACATGACCAATTGCATCACTGATAACATTTCCATCTTCGTCCTTTTTCGCTCGCGTGTTTTCGGTAGTATACTTGGTCTCTCCAAGAATCTCATTCAACTTTTGAATTGTTTTGATTTTACCCGCCTCGTCGCATCGCGCACCCGTGTCGCGCTTGGCCGTTATCACCTTTGTTTTAAATACCATGTAACTGTTATTTTTGCCATATCCAATGAAGCCGACAATCTTATTATAGTTTTCAACATTAAACATTAAAAACTCCTTCATATTCTTTGACATGTTAATTTCGCGGTAATCCTCTGGCTCAGCTTCAACCCATGTGTTGCGTTCATTTAAGATCATGAGTGCAGGACGGGTTAACTTGTACATTGCATATGCTTTCGCGCTGCCAGTGTCAACGCTATTTGTTTCAAAATACATCTTCGCGTACCACTCAACCGTGTTTTCCGTTATATTGTCCAACGAATACAGGTAATTTAACAGCGACAATTTGTCGTCAAATAGCAGCAGGTCTATCATATGTGCAACCAAGAAGTTTGTAAATAGTTTATTCTTTTTCGCCTCTGGGTATTCGGCGTACATTTTTCGGATAACAACACCACTGTGTTTATACCAGTCGTCGTCGCCTCTTGGGACCTTCATTGACTTCTTGCTGTACTCAATGCTTTTATTGAAATTGATTTTCATTTCATCGACGATGCGCTCTCCTTCCGGGAAACTACCCATTCCCTCTTCTTCTTCGACAATAAGTTTTGCCATATTTCTCCTATCAATAACCGGTTTCGTAATGTTTTGTTTAATTTCAAAATTAATCATGCTATGTTTGTAGTCAATTGGAACCGACCTGTCAAATATAGACGCGTTTTTGTCTCGGAGCTCCACCGGCTGGAACAAATAGTATTCGCCAATATTTACAAGGCGACCATTTCTGCCATATTTGTCTGTGATAAATTCATTCTCGTCGTCAATTAACTTGGTTAGTGCAGCATAAATTTGAATATACGGGTATTCCTTGGGGGTTCTGATTCTCCGAAGTAGCACGTCCTTCTTATAAAAGAAACTCTCCTTCATTAACATGCGAATTCGCTGTAGAATCTTCTCAAAATTCATTACGATAAATGCCTCGCTGTACGTGTCCTCGTTTAAGTCTCCCTCTTCAATAGTTTTATCGGGGCGACAATCATAATTACACTCGGCCATGTAGTCGCATGCAGGAGAAAATGGGGCGTCACCGACCTTAAAATCCTTCAAAATTATCCCGGTTGATAGTTCTTGGGTGATTGATTCCTTGAGGAATTTGCTCATCGTTTTCTGAGTAAACCCAGTCTGATTATGATTGATGATACAATCAACCGCCGTTTCTTTTAAAACACGAGTCACCTTACCAATCTGAACAGCCTTGAATTCCGCAACACGATATACGTACAAATCTGCCGCTTCCTCCTTGTTGTCGCCCAAAATAGAACCATACATGAAAATTTCCACATTGCGCTTTTCGAAAGGCAAGTCCTTGTGCGACAAGTTACGGACTGCGCGTCCAATAACCTGTTCTGCGCGGTTGGTGTTATACCATGGGTCCAAAATATGCACCTGCCGAATGAACTTCAAGTCTATGCCCTCTGAGCCGGCCTTGGATATGAGTACAACCTTTACTTTATTTCCATCCTTGTTGTCTTCGTTGGTGAGCCCGTTGACTTCAAAGTTGTTATCAGGGGACAATCGTATGTCTCCAGTAATCATTGCATAACGCGCAGGCTTAAAGTTCTTTTTATCAGCGGGCTTTTTCATTGTTCTAACGTCTACTACATCAGTTGGTTTGTTTTTAAACAACGGTTTTGCTCCTTGGTTTCCATATCGAGTAAATCCCATTTCCTCCAGCGCCAATGCCATCGGAACTAATCCGCTGTCAATGTACTGCGAATAAATCAAAATGATTCCTTCAGAAACGGCGCCGGTTTCGGGGTTTACTATGTTATCCAGGATGCTTTTTATTTTTGCACTGTATGCGCCTATCGTATCGGCTGAGAAAATCCGACCATAATGTTCTAACGTGGATGCCTTGTATTCAAACTCACCCTTTGAAGGTGGCGATTTGCTATCTACAAAATTCATCATCCGTTCCAACCCCTGTTTTCCAGTAAGCTGGTGCGGATCAATGGTAATATGGTCTTTGGCTGGGCTATCTTTAGTGGTTGGGGTGTTATCGCCACCATTAATCTCTCTATCCTGTGATTCGGGTTCCTCTACCTGTGATTCGGGTTCCTCTACCTGTTGTTCTTGTACATTTTCTTCCTTGTTCTCATCTATAGGTTGTTCCTCCTCATCTTCATTAGATATAGACTCAGAAAAACTGGGCGCTAATTCTTCAGACAACGGTTCTGCTGGCATCCGGTCTAACGCGGCCTTTAATCCACGAATAGGGTAAGAAATGATAAGGGACTCAAGCGGCACTTGCAACAACGTGTATCCGAATGACTCCATATTCTCAAAACTGGGTAGTTCCTTTACGATTCCGGTTCGCGTCGTTACTGAAAACTGTTTATTTCGCAGCTGATGAATAATGTAGCGGTATGCACAGTATTGGCACTTTCCGCATGTCTGACATTCGGCCAACTTTACAAGATATAAACTCAAAATGCGCTTCTTGTCTTCGTGCTTGATTTTTTTAAGGTTCATCTGGTAAGAGGGGTATGGGATGGCCGGGAATGTGTGGTCCTTAGCAAATTCACTCGGATAAACTCTGTATGGAAAGGTGTATGGGTTTTCGCCTCTAACAAATGAAACATAGCCTGTGGCCTTCCGGATCAGTGTCTCTTCACCATTCTTTTTAAAGTTACCATTCTTATCAAAAATATCCTTGGTTTCAACTCTGCCTCTTCGATCGTTTGTATTCATCAAGTTAAGCATCCACACAATCTCCTTGTAACTATTGTACATGGGTGTCGCAGAGAGAAGCAAGAAGCGCATGTTCTTTGCCGCCCGCACAAGCAACTCAAGATTGATCGCCACCTTTTTATTCGCATTATCGTCTGTTTTACGAATATTATGAACCTCGTCAATCACAATCAGTCTGTTGTCAAATTCGTTGCGGAGGCGCTTAATAATTCTGCTATTCAGTTCAATCTTAACGTCCTTAAGCATTTGTATTTTCCGCTTTTCAGTAGTCCTTTTGGCGCGCTGCTTCTCCATCTCCTCATTGTAGTTCATGGTTTTAATAATGTAGTTCGCGAATTGCACGTAACCAAGGAAGATGTAGTAGGTATTAATTATATTCTTTATTTGGCTTACGACCTTTTCTCTCGGCATCCCCTTCATATTCATTGGATTAATCTCCTGAAGTAATTTGTTGCCGGTGCACGCTCTAATATTCCACAGACCATCCACCTCTTTTAGCTTTCTCTCGTCAAATAATTGCAGCTTAAAGTTGTCCTGCACATTTTCGGACGCAACAATTATGATTCGCTTGGTGATGCCCATCTGTTTCATATACTCTCGCATCTCTTCGCAAACTCCAATGGCACTGCATGTTTTACCTGTTCCTAATCCATGATAAAGCAATAAACTATTATAAGGTGTCTGAAAGGACATAAAGTTTTTCACAAATGCCTGATGAGGTTGCAATTCAAAATCCGCATTTGCTAGAATGTCTGCCTGCTCTTTGATTGATGTCTGGAAGTCCGGACCCTCATACTTCGTGTCATTAAACTCTTTCTTGGTCGCAATTTTGACATTAAAAAGGGTGTCGCTTAAGCTGGGATACAAGTACGGGTCTTCATCTGGGTGCTCATCAAGATAGTTTCGTTCTACCAGCTCTCGTTTGAGCAAAAACTTGTTGCATTCTGGAGTATAATAGTTTTCATCAGTGCAATTTAGTTTATCGTACTCCGCTTCCAAGTCATCCGCTGGCATATCAGAGGCGTTTAATATACTGGAGTTGCTTGGTGGCTCTGACGAAGGCGCTGTTAGAACAGGCTCTTCGCTTACCACGGAACCCTGCGGCTCAACGCCTCTGGTTGAAGCGGAGTCACTACTTGAATCATCTATAGTTAGCCGTTTCATTTTTTGTGGATTTTCTGTCATATTACTATATATTATGAATATAATCTATATTCTTGTAAAACTTTATTAATATTCGCGATTAATTGTTTTTTTTCTAAATTATATGGTCTTATAACTGCTAAACAATCATCAATTGTTTTCCATTCCAATTTACTCACCTCAGTTATTTGAAAATTATCCAAGTAATCCTCCATTTCGGCCATGTGAGCCAAGAAATATTTGTGTTTGTACGACTTATAATTTGTCCCGATAAATATCTCTTCAAATGGCAATACGTTTTCTACAAGAGAAACAGCACCTGCCGATATACCCGTCTCCTCTTCAAACTCTCTTAAGGCGCATTCCACGTCTCTTTCCTTAAAATTGCGACGTCCCTTTGGAAATTCCCATTCTGGTTCCGGCCAGCTGGTCGTACTTCTCTGCACAATGTCGTTTAGGGTCACCATCTCGTTGTTAATATTAACCCCCTCTCTAATTAACTCTATTTTCTTTAACGATGCCATTTCTTCGTTTTTATATTGTCCGCTGTTCATTCCACCCCACATTGTTTTCCATAATTCATCAAACGGTTTAGTTAGAATATTGTTCTTTTCCTCCACCGACATTTCATTTACAATGTTTTGGATCTGATAGATGTTATACGGTGAATACTTGCCACGGATAAAGTCAATGTAACCGAAACTATCCTTGCGGCGTATCATTAAGAACTGCAGTCCGTATTCACTGTGTCTAAACACAATGACACCGTAGCTGATGATAGGCAGTTTACATTGATGAAATGAATGGCCTTGTTTACCACAGTTGTTACACGTGTTAGTATTTGTGCTGGTATTCATGTTCGTATTCATATGCATGTTTGTATTCATATTCATGTGCATGTTTGTACTCATATTCATATGCATGTTTGGATTCATTATTGTATTCATATTTGTGGGTTTATTCATATCAATATATCTATTATAATAACGGCATTATGTTTAAATGATATTTTCAGTATTATTTTACACGAATATAATATAATGTCCGGGAGTGGTTTGTTTAACTTAGGTTTGAACCAAAAACGTTTTGGTGGGAATAATAAAATAGCCGCAGTTTCGGTTAAATTAGGCTCTACTAAGGGGAGAGGCTCGTCTACACGCATGTTTAACTGGTGTGCGCAACATTCTCCAGCTCCATCGTTGTGCATTAGATCATTTACCAATTTCTCATAATAAATATCAAACTAATATCAAATAAAATAATCAAGAAACATATAGTTTAATATTCTATATTTTTATAGTGTAAAATATTAATGCCAGCGGTATATTTAGACCCGAAAGTATGGGGGCCTCATTATTGGTTTTTTTTACATACACTAGCAATGACGTATCCCCATCATCCAAATGCCGTAACCAAAAAGAAGTATTATGAATTTATTCAGAATCTACCACTGTTTCTCCCGGTGGAGGAGATCTCCGGCGAGTTTAGTAAACTGATTGACAAATATCCGGTTGCGCCATATTTGGATAATAGAGACTCCTTTGTTCGGTGGATGCACTTTATACACAATAAGATCAACGAAAAACTTGAAAAGCCGCAGCTATCACTTAACGACTTTTTCATAAAATACTATGATGAGTATAAGTCGCACGACGAGAAGCTTGGGCAATACTACAAGATTAGAGAGAGGGTAATTTATGCGGCAATAATTCTGGGGTTCTCCGGCGCAATATATTATTTATACGACAAGTAATTTTACAGGGCCCAATTTTAATATCATAGATATATATATATATTGTAAATATGAAAACAAATATGAACCTGAGAACCAATACGAAAACAAGAACCAATGCGAAAACAAGAACCAATGCAAGAACGCGAGCCAAACAGGGTGGGAAGGTATTAGCATCAGGTGGATTTGGGTGCGTATTTACTCCCGCGTTAAAATGCGAAGGAGCCGCGCACAGAGAAAAAGGCAAGGTCTCCAAGTTAATGACAGAGAGACATGCTATATCCGAATACAGAGAGATTAACGCATTCAAATCCAAATTAGACACTATCAAGAACTACGAAGACTATTTTTTGCTATATGATGCGACATTGTGTAAACCCGCAGAATTAACCACAGACGACTTAACCGCATTCACTAAGAAATGCACCGCCCTACCGAAGAAAGATATTACGCGGCGAAATATTAATGAAAATCTTGACAAATTATTAATGTTAAATATGCCAAATGGTGGTGTACCCGTTGATGACTTTTTATATACCGACGGTACCATTGAAAAAATGCACCGGGTGCACGTGAGTCTGGTCGAGTTGTTAAAAAATGGAATTGTCCCAATGAATAAAAAACACATCTATCACTGTGATATTAAAGATTCGAATGTATTGGTTCAGGAAACAAAACCGGATTCTGGGTTAAAAACACGGCTAATTGATTGGGGATTGTCTACTGATTATGTTCCATTCGAGGACGAACCTTTTCCGAGTACCTGGCGAAATAGACCTTTGCAATTTAACGTGCCCTTTTCCGTGATTATTTTTTCCGACGATTTTATTGAAAAGTACACATCATTTATTAAGGATGGTGGAACCCCAGATGAAGCACAGTTGAAGCCATTTGTAGCACAATTTGTTGTCGATTGGATGAAGGAAAGAGGCGGTGGTCACTACAAGTTTATTAACGAAATCATGTATATGCTATTTAGTGATAGTATTCCCAATGTTTCTTCGCGGAATATGCCCAAGGCAATAGAAACACAAATAACGATGCCCTATATAGTGGATTATATTGTGAATGTCTTGGTGCATTTTACTGTATTTCGCAAAGACGGGACATTGAACTTGCGCAAATATTTGGATAATGTATTTATCAAAATTGTAGACGTTTACGGTTTTTTGAATATTTACTATCCTATGCTCGAAATATTATACACAAATCATTCCGCGTTAAATAGTGCAGAAATTAATATGTTTAATCACTTGAGATTCATGTTTATTGAATATTTATACAAACCGCGACATAGTTCAATCGAAATGCATATGTTGTATGCCGACTTGAAAATATTGGGAGATCTCATTGATATTTGTTTGAACAGCGTAAAATATATGAAGTTGGTTAGTAGTGGTTCAGATATTGCTTCCGGTTTGAAAACGCGTAAAAGAAGATCGATGCATCAGAAATCCTCGTTGTCTTTTAAACGACGTCCAAAATACAGGCGATTTAAAAACCCGGTTTTTCTGTCACCAAAATAAAATCTTGTAATATTGTATAACAATGAACACTGAATTCAGTAAACTGTGCACCCCGGCCAAGATTTATTTTGCGATCGCGGTGATTGCCTCCGTTGTTGCGCTATTTAGCGGAGTTAGAATAATGGCGGTTGTTTTCAAGTTATTTTTCGCCTTCATCTGGACCTTCCTTTTAGGATGGTTGTGCCAGAAGGGATTTAAGGCTCTTTCGTGGTTTTTGGTGTTGTTGCCCTACATTCTCATTGCGTTGGCCATGTTTGGCATGTACAGAATGAGCAGTGGCCAGCAACAAATGATGAAGACTGTCCAATTGCAAGGCGCATACGGCCAATAAATGGTTGCGTAACTATTGGTGAAGAATGTTAACATGTTCGGTTAGGACATTATTATTTCATATATATTTTATATCAGTAAAATATAGATGAGACTTGAACTATTTGTATTGGGCTTAACCGCATTTTTTGTATATAACGCATACATGGATGGTAAATACACAAAAATGTTGTTATCGTTCAAAAAGTACTACAAAATGATATTTTACGTTTGTTTAGGCGTCGGCATATACGTCTTATTAAAAAGAAACCCGAACCAGGGCAGAAGTATGCTGCTATACGCAAATAACATGGTCAAATTTATGCCCATTGATAAGACCTCTATGGACATGTTGAGTCCGATTATAGATTTTACCTCCAAAAATGAGACGGAAGAAGGCAGCTTTATGGAGTCGTTTAATGGAGTAAGGGCACCCGGGTTTTGCGGGGAAAGAAAAATCACCAGTTCGGGCAAAACCGGAACAAAACGCTCGGTCAGCGAGACTAAAAAGAAGTATGTGGCCTCCAATCAGAATTGGAAATGTGGCAACTGTAAGTCCCAATTAGATCACACCTTTGAAATTGACCACAAAATACGATTAGAATATGGCGGCGGGAATGATGTGGAAAATTTAATTGCACTATGTCGTAATTGCCACGGAAGAAAGACCGCAAGCGAAAATATGTAGGGCCCGTACTAAAATGACATGATAGAATTATATATTTAGCATCTACGGGAGGATTCTCCAAAACG